AGGGCAAAGTTGTAGTTGTAGTTGACTATTTTTCCGCGGTACAAGTATTCGGGGTCGTTGTTGTCGTCGTAGCGGATTAACTCAACGGCGCGCAATGGTGCTAACCCGGGTAACGCTTCGGGTGTGTTGTAGTACGGGCTTTCGTCGTCAAACGGCGAAAAAATCCCTTCCACGTCGTTAATCGTGAATTGCATAGTGCCAGTACCAAATTGGTCACCTATGTCGCGCCTACCGCGTTTAATGCTTATTTGGGTTGTGCTTTCGGTGACGTCGGCAAAATCGGTTGTACCGTCTAACACGTAAGTTGTATTGTTAAGGACGCCTTTAAGGGTGTCGTTAAGCACAAACCCATCTTGAATAAAGCCCGTGTCAATCAGTAAGGAATAGTTGCCGGCTTGGGCTATTGCGGTGCCGGGCATTACCTATACCCAACGGTAGGTATTTCTAGCGGGCCTGTTTGCCGCGCATACGCTTTAAGGCTGTTGGTCACTACCTTGCCAATTTCGGCGCTAGTAGCAAGCCCACCATTGACGTTTACGACTACTGGCGGTTTGCTGGTTGCTCTAGCCGTTTTTGCTTGGTTAACGCTGGCAATGCTCGCGGCGGTAGGCGCTGGGGTAGCAATGGTTTGCCCGGCTGTTATTTGCGTAAATGCAATGTCGGTTTGCGCTTTGTCTAACAAGGTTTCTAAGCGCTTAGTAGTCAGTTTGGGGTTTTTAAGTATCTTTTCATACTTGGCTAAAACGCTTTCTAAGCCCGCCACTAGCGCTTGGCCTTGGTCAACGCCCGCTTGGTAAAAACGGCTTGCCGTGTCAAGCCCTAACTTGTCTGCCACGCCTTTAACGGTGGCTACCAATTCGTTTACACCGCCGGGGCCTGTAATGGCTTCCTGACCGCCTGCGATCAGTTCGCCCGATATTGCGGCGCCCGCTTCGGCACCCGCGTTTAAAACGGCTTGTAACGCGTCTTGGCTTAAACCACGCTCTAACAGCATTTCAACGTTGCGGGCATACTCTCGAACGCCTGTTACTTGGTCGCGCAACCCTTCCAAAAACCCGGCGCCTGTTTCGTCGCCAGCGTCTTTAGCGGTAGCAAAGTTAAACCCTTCGCTAATGCTGGTTGCCACGGATTGCCCAAAGCCAGTAAACGCGTCTTGTGCGTCTTGTAGTTGATCTTGTGCGTCGTCGAGCGCGTCGCTTAGTTTGTCTTTAATGACGTCGTAAAGTTCGTTTATTGCTTTAGCGGCGCCGCCTGTTTCCTCTTTTGTGGTTTTAAGGCTTTTGTTAAATTCGTGTGCAGCGTCCACGCCTCGAATATGTGCGGCCGTAGATCGCCCTAAGTTTTCGTTATATGCGCCCGTAACCTTTTCGGCTTCAACGGTGTTACCAACAAGTTTTGTAAGGTTAAAAATAAACGGGTAAAGGCTGTTTGTTGCTTTAAATGCTTGGGTTGCAATGTTGCCCAAACCGTTGCCAATCATGCTAAAGGCTTTAGGGTTACGGCGCACCCAATCGCTAATGTCTAACAATGAATTTGTAAAGTCTTCCATTAACGGCAATAACTTTTGGCCTAGTTGCGCTTGTATGTTGGCAAACTCGGCGCTTAACGTTCGTTGGCTGTTTGCTAGGCCGTCGCTGGTTCGTAAGAAGTCGCCTTGTGCGTCGGTTGTTTGTTTATAAATTGCGGCTTGCGCGGCCAAAATCTTTTGTTGTGCTGTAAGGGCGCCCTTGCCGTCGTAAATGCCAAGGTTCAACGCCTCTTGTTTTAAGGTGGCGTCGTTAAGCAAAACACCGAAACGGCGCAACGGTTCGGCTTCGCCTCGTAACGCGGCGCCAATGGCTTGTACGGCTTCCTCGGGGCTTGTGTTATTGAACGACGCAAGGTCAGTAGCAAGGGTTGTAAAGTCGTTGCTAAATACCGCTAAATCTTGACCGGATAGCCCGGCGGCTTTACCGAACGTGCCGAACGCCCCGGCAGCGTCCAAAACCGATTGCTTAGACTGGCCAAGGCTTCGAGCCGCGCTCGCTGCAAACTTCTCAACCTCACTCGCGCCTTTGCCGAAAATAACGTTTACTTTCTGCATGCTTTCTTGCAGATTGGAAGCCGCGGTAATCGCTGGGCCTATAACGCTTTTTACGGTGCCAAACGCAATAGACAACCCGCCAACGGCACCCGCAACGGTTTTAGCGCTAGTACCAAACTTTTTTAGTTGTTTGTCGGCAGCCTGTACGCCCGTATTAACAAACGACGTAATAATCGGTATGTTAATTGCCATTATTTAACCCTCTGCTTTAGTTGCGTATTTGTGCGTTTTTCAACGTCGGCTATAACCGATTGTATGTCTAGTTGCACGGCGTCGCGGTTTTTAGTAACCGCTTTGTCAATAACGCGGGGTTGCTGGCCTTCCTCTTTTGTAAGGTTTGCCACAAATAGGCTGCTTACGTTTCGCCCGGCATGGTCATAGATCACGCCCGCTGGGTCGGTGGATTGCACCACCATAAGCCGGTAAGGCTTGGCACCAAAAACTACCTGCTCGGTATAACCGCCCCGGTTAAAATCTACATAGCGTTCACGGCTGGGGCGTACACCTACTTTAATTTTGTAACCCTTTTGCACCTGATCGGTACGCCATGACGTTTCGCGGCCGCGCACTAGGTTGCCTCGAACCATGCCGGAAAGCGGGGCGCCGTTACCTTTGCTGTTGTCGTAATGTGCCACCATGCTTCGGGCTTCGTTAAGGATTATTTCACCGCTTCGCTTAATGCGTACACCAATTTTTCGCCTATAGGACGGGTCTATTTTGTGCAATAGCGCCAAGGTTTCTTGTATACCTTTTACCTGTAAAACTGGTTGCGCCATACCGTTACCTTTTGTTCCGTTCGCTTAAAACTTTAGCCACCGTGGCTAGGTCTTGTGCGTCAAACGTTGCGCTGTACCAATGCGGCGCCCAACTTATTGCTACTAGTAGTTCTGCTAGTTGCCGTCGGTAGGTGCCGCTTGGGTAGGGTTTGGGGCCTCTTGTGCGGTTACTTCAATGTTGGTTACTTGTTGACAGTATTTGTCGAATTCTGATGGCACAACAATTTTGTTTTGTTTGCTTGCTTCCCACGCCAAATAAAGCAAATCCTCAACACCAATACCGTTTGCCATGTCGGCCGCTTTGCGTTTAAATCGGCGTTCCCACAACACAATGGTAAATAGGTTTGTGCTTACTTGGTAGGTGCCGTCTTGGTTGGTTACTTCAAGGGTTAATTGCATGTGCCTGCTTTCGTGTCGGGCCGATTGTTCGGCGCTATTTATGCAACGCTATAAACGCCACCGGTAAACGTAATGTCTACGGTGCTAAGTTCACCAAGGGTTGCAGAAATTACCGGCATTTCCGCTAGGAACGCCCCGGTTAGCGTGAAAACCTCACCCGCTGCGACGTCTGCAACCGTAACGATTGTGGTTGTGCCAACCAATGCGGCCAACGTTGCGTAGGTTTCGGTTGCTGCGTACGACTGGTAAAGGGTTAAGGTCACTTCGTGATTGCCCAATCCTGCTTGGTAGGTGCGGGCCGTTTTTCCAAAAGAAGTGTTTTCAAGTTGATCGAAACGGTGCGTAAAAGTAGCGGCCGTGCATTGGTCGGTTAGATCGACGCTGTTAACGGTTACGACTGGGTTGGAAAGGTAGGTGCTGGTTGCCATGGTGTTTAACTCTCTTTCGTTGCTTTCTTATTTTTAGCACCTTTTTTTGGTGCGTGTGTGGATACTTCGCCGGGTTGCTCGGGGTTTACTTCGACAATTAAACCGCCCCATAAAAGGGCGTCTACGTTTATGCCTGCTTTGGGTTCGTACTCGGTGCCAACCTCGCCTAGTCGAGCGCTTTTGATGATGTAGTACATGTAACCGCCTTAAGCCGTTTGGGCTTGCATTTCGATAGTGAGATCATAGGCGGCTAATTCGCTGCCACCGATTATTGCAATGGTTGGGCGACCGCTAGTTACGGCCACGTTTTTGCCTAACACCTTGGCGGCCATGTTCATAAGGCTGCGTTGCGCGTCAAGGTTGCCCGGGCCAAGGGTGATTAGTCGCACGGGAAACGTGATCTTTACAATGTTGTAGTTAAACGCTTCGAACGATGGGGCGTCTATAAACGCGCATGGTGGCACAATGTTGCGCGGGTCGTTGACCACTTGTAGGCCTGTAACGGTCTGTAACGTGGCTGTAAGGTCGTCTAAAGCCTCGTTAAATAGGTCGGTGTATGCAACGGACATTAAAACACCGCGGGCCTGTCAATGCCCAAAAGTTGTTTAATCATCGGGCTTAAGCCCATTGACCCGCCAGCGGCTAAACCGTCAAACCCGGCAAAGTCGGTTACGGCACCGCGTTGACGGTACAAAAACCCTGCATAGGCCACGGTGCCCAAAGTTACCGACGCGTTCGGTGACGTGGTAAGGCTGTCTTTGTAACCGGCCTCTTGTCGGCGCCTGTAGCAAAATTCGTTCGAAGCCAAACGGCATTGGGTTATAAACGTTTGATCGGCTGCGGTTGCGGTTCCTATTCCTAACCAGTCCTCTACTTGGCTGTCGGTTGTTATCCACAAGCACGTAGGCGTTGTGGTAAGTGTGCCGGTAGCCGGGCTAATGATGACGTTTGCAGCGGTTTTAGCAAACAACACTTGGTTTTGGATTGGTTCCTCAAAGTCGTATTCTAAAAACCCGTATTTGTCCACGCCAATAAACCGAAACGGTGGCAAAGCGTGGACTAGGTACGTGCCGTTAAAAGTTGCGTCGACACCCGCAAGGGTAAACGACTGTGAAACTTCTAGCGGGTCTGCGTTGGTAAGTAGTACGACAACCGCGTAGTTATCAACTAAATACTTTTGTGTGACCGAATAGGTGGCCATTACTAGGGCCTACCTTTCGATTAAATGGTGATCTTGCAAAGTTTGGTTGCGTCTGCCATGAACGCGGCAGCGTAGCCACGGAAAGCAATCGTGCGACCAAGTGTGCTTGGTACTTCAACCGAAATAGCACCCTTTTGCTGTTCGTAGAATTCGAAACCAGCGGCGGGGCCTGCCAAGTGACCAACAAAACACGCGCCGGATGGCAAGTTTTTGTCGACTACCAAAGTAAGGCCCAATGGGTTGCCGTTCCATGATGAAGCGCCACCGGGCAAAGTTCCAATGCCGTTAATTGGTGCGTTCATTGGGAAAATTGGGTTTCCGGTTGTGCTGGTAAGTTTTCCAACAATTGACCATGCGGTTGGGTCAACGATCATGTGCGTTGGCAAGTAGTTAGACGACTGCGAAATTTGTTTTGCAGCGCCATAAATTGCGCCGATCCAATCCTCGGGGTCTGTGTTGACTGCTACTGGTTCGTTTTGCACAATTGCGCTGTAACAAGTATCTACTGCGTAGTTGTCGGTTGCTTGGCCGTATGCAACTGCCAATTGGTTTAGCACGATGTTAAGGCTGTTTGGGTCACTCCAGTCAAGGTCTTGTTCGGACAACGTGACGTATGTACCGAAAGTTAGTTTGCTGATATCGGAATTGCTAACTTGAACGGTTGACGGGTCAAGCGCATTTAACTGGCCTGTTGGCTGTTGTGTAACTGTTGGGCGTACCGTAATTTTTGGACGACGGAACGTTGCGCCGCTTTGTGGCATTGCTCGGGTTCCAATTGCCGACACAAAAGGGCGCACCGGGTTAAGCGAATCGTAGACGCTGCCGGTAATAATTTCGGGCAGGATACCGGGTGTGCTTTCAGTGTTGATGTCCGGGGCAACGCCGGGTGCTGCTTGCACCATTGCGTTGTTAATGTTTGTGTTTAGTTGTGCAAAATCTGCACCGCCACGCACAAAACTTGCGAT